ACACCCGCAATAAGCCCGATATGACGGGAAAACCCACGGATTTTAAATTTATTTTTTGGACATACCACGGATTCCGAGGAACCAGTGGTTTATCATGTAGGACGAAGAAACCAGCAGGTTTTATTGGTCGTTTGAGCTTCGGTTAAAGTCGTCTTAAACATCAAGTTACCAATAAACCTTACAATTTAGGGATTTTCCGGACGGACGATAACACAGACGATTAGGCCGGTTTCTAATCCAATCGTAGACATCGGCATTATCTTCGTACACACGCAATGCGTGCGTAAAGATTATTGATAAAACACGCATTGCGTGTTAAATTAAATATAAAAAAGCACTCATTGCGTGTCATACAAAAAATTCAAGGAAGTGATTATATGTCCCGAATTCGTGAAGTGCGTAGACAAGCAAAGCTTACGCAAAAACAGCTTGCAGAGCATTACGATATACCATTACGTACATTGCAAGACTGGGAGACGGGCAAACGTAAGCCACCTGAATATATAGTTAACCTACTATTGCGATGTATCGCTGCCGACTTTAGCGTAACCCTCGAAGAAAAGACGCAAAGTAACACTGATAAAAAATTTTCGCTTACTTATATTGACGGAACTCCTTTAGATACAGCAGATGAAATGTATGTAATGGTTGAACGAGAAGCTAAAAAGCTGGTATTAGTTAATAAAGACAATGGGGTTGAAACATACCGTTGCTCTAATGGATTTACCTTTAAAATAAAAGTCATGAAGCGTAAATAACTAAAACCTCATCCGTAATAGGATGAGGTTTAAATTTTTGCTTTGAATTTGATAACAAATCAGGCCTTGCAAATATTTATAATGGGTCAAATGCAGGTGTAGGTACCGAGAGTGAGTGTGGAGAGACAGAGGGGCTTTCGCAGAAGATTGTCGTAAGCCCGCAATGCAGGTGCTAGCGGGCATAACCGAATAGTTGACGCACCCTGCGTAAGGTGGTTTTTACAGCATCAGCGTCTACGTCACAGGCTACGATTTTACGACCTCCCAGTTCCAACGCAGCTACGACCGTAGAACCTCCGCCACACATAGGGTCGCAGATTACGTCTCCTTCCTTGCTTATCTTACTCAGTATCTCTTTAATTCCTGCTACGCTCTGTCCCCAGTGATGGTAGGTTTTATCCGAACCGTCAGGGTCCGGGGGAGCTTCTATATAGTCGTAAACAATATTCCCGTCATAAGCACCTTTTGTAAACCACAATATATGTTTGACCGCTGTCGTAACCTTACGACTATGTATCAGTGGAGTGTTACGGGGGCAGACGTAAGCAATATCCCAGTTATATCGTAATCTTTTATCGGAACCCAACTCCTGTATTGCTATGTCAAGATTAGCACCCCCGCACATAACCAACAGTGAGCCGCCTTCAACTAAAATACGACCAGCTACGTCAGCAATATGACGGTATAGAGTTTCAACGGATTTTACATCGTAAGGAGGGTCAACAAATATAACGTCAACAGACGCATCTTTTATCTGCGGTAGGCCTGTCCGAATATCCGCCGTAAACATAATTATATCGTCCTCCGTTACAGCGGAGGCATTTTTATTTGCCTGTTTACGCATTTGATATAACAATCTTTGGTAATATCTTGGTGACTTACTGCCTCTTTGTTGCATTAAATCTAGCACACCGGGGGCTTTTAGTGCACGTAAAGACCGTTCGGATAATCCCTCCAAAATCTCTGGGTGAGCCAAAAGATAAGGATGTTTTGTCCAATCGTATGCTTGTGTGTCCACATGTCTAATTTGGACGGTTTTGTCCGTTAATTCCTTTCTGATTTTCCGACAGTTGTAGGAGAAACCCCCAGCATACGGGCAATTTGACGGTCAGACAGTTCAGGAGCAACCAGCAGTCTATCGGCAATCAGCTTACGTTTTTCAGCTTGCGTAAGCTGTTTTATCGGTTGCTTACGCAACTAAATCACCTCCTTACGCAAAGTGAGCCGATACTATTTTATCACATTTTTATCCGAGCAAATATGTGCCTTGCATAAATCCTCCCAGATTTCGACGATTTGGGAGGTGTTCACAGTGTCAACCGAGGTGAGTAAGCAAACACAAATTATGAGAGCATCGAAGCAACTGGCTATGCTAGCTTTGTTATTATCGAAGGGTTTAATTACAGAGCGGGATTACGATATTATCAAGAGCACTATTTATCGGGATTATCCTGTAATTAAAGCAGGATTTATTGACAAGTAGTATTGTGTTCACTAGAGTAGGAATTGTATATAACATGGGAACACGTATTATGAGGGAGGTTTTATTAGGTGGCGGATAAACATAAGACTGTAAAGATTATTAAAGCTAAAAATCCGGATGTATCTTTATCCGAAAATGTTGAGATATTAAGAGTTGCAGCTTATGTGCGGGTATCGACTCTCAATGACGAACAGATTGACAGCTTTTATTCGCAGGTAAAGTATTATCAAGACAAAATTGCGAAAAACCCTAAATGGACTTTGGTCGATATTTATGCCGATAAGGGTATAAGTGGCACAGGAACAATTAAAAGAGATGATTTTAACAGGATGATAAGAGACTGCATGGAGGGTAAGATTGACCTAATCTTAACTAAATCACTGTCAAGATTTAGTCGTAACGTTGTTGATACGTTAAGGTATGTGAGTCTGTTACGTGATAGAGGTATTGGGATAATCTTTGAGCAAGAGGGTATAAATACGCTCGAAAGCACCGGAAGCTCATTCCTTGCAATTTTATCGGCTATAAATCAGCAATACGTAGAGACTTTATCTGAATCAGTTAAGCTAGGGTTGCGTGCCAAGATGTTGAGAGGGGAGCTTGTTGGAGACCCAGAAGCTCTCGGGTATGACAAAGATGAAGTGACGGGAAAACTTGTGATAAATGAGCAAGAAGCTGAAATTGTAAGATATATTTTTAAGAGGTATATAGAGGGAGCTGGTGGTCGAACGATAGCACGAGAGCTAGAAGCTTTTGGATATAAGACAAAGAGAGGTAACACGCAGTGGGGAGATACAACAGTTTTAGGCATCATTAAAAATGAAAAATATACAGGTGACTTATTGCAAGGAAAGACAGTAACAGTTGACCCGATAGCTCATCGTCGTATTGATAATCGAGGAATAGCCGACCAGTTTTATTTGGAGGAAGCTCATCCTGCTATTATAGATAAGGAGACGTTTGAGAGAGCACAAGCAATACTCAAAAAGCGTAACGAAGGAAAAGTTAAGCCGACCGATAAAAACTGCAATAAATACAGCAGAAAATATGCATTTAGCTGTATGTTGAAGTGTGGTTTTTGTGGCAGCAACTTATCACGTAGGAGCCATCATAGCGGCAAAGCACATCAAAAGTGGGTTTGGCACTGCGTAACCTACACTAAAAAGGGGAAGAAGTATTGTCCAGAGTGCAAGGCAATCGACGAGAGGATAATCGAGGATGCCTTTATAAAGAGCTATAACTTATTAGCTGGTGATAACAGTGATGTTTTATCGGAGTTTTTAGCACGACTAGAAGAAAGTCTACGGTCAACAGATACCACAAAGCAACTGGCAAAAATAAATAAGCAGATAAACAGTTATGAGTTAAAACCCAAAAAGCTGCTGGACCATTTATTGGATGGGGTAATAACACAGACTGATTATTTGGCAAAGAAAGTTGAGATTGAAGATGATTTACAGCCTTTATACGAGAAGCAAAAGGAGTTACAGGAAGCAGATACAGATGAAAAGAGGGTAAAAGAACAGATTGAAAAGTGTAAAGAGGTTTTATCAGTCAGTCCAGTTTTATCGGAGTTTGACCGAGATGTATTTGAGACTGTAATAGACCATGTAATTATCGGAGAGCGACGTGAGGATGGAACAGCAGACCCACACAAAATCACATTTGTATTTAAGGCGGGGTTAAACCCATCCCCGCCTGACCATCAAAAAACGTATTCGCTCTATCCAGACTACACATGTGGAAACTGTTTCTTTACTAATTAGATAAATAACAGTTTAGAATTAGTCAAAGAATGAGGATGTTAAACTAAATGATGGAACAACCGGTATATATACACTAGACGTATTGAAATACAGCATAGAAAGAGACATGAAAAGGTTTATGATTATGTGATAGGTGATAAATTGTTGAAAAAAACTATCATGACTGCTATAAGCCAAATAACAGGCTACATGAGTCTAGCTAATGCTCAAATGTTAGGACAGGATTTAATGGAGATAACAGCCCACGCAGGAGCTAGACCAAGCCACGCAGTATGGCAAGGGCAAATTGTATCTTTAAGTGGTAGACGTGGTTACCTGTCGCTTGATGATATCGGTTATGGCCAACCTGACGGGTTTAAAGGAGTAAACTGTAGACATGATTGGTATCCATTCTTTGAAGGAATATCAGAAAGAACATATACGGATGAACAACTTAATAATATAGATCCACCTCCATTTGAATTTGAAGGGAAGACTTATACTGCCTATGAAGCTAGTCAAAAACAAAG